TACCGGGGGGTTTTGGTTATTCTTCAGGCAGCTCAAACTTTGGTGCCGTAGTGTCAAGCATTTCAAAAAAGTGGTCTTTGTCTTTGGCGAGTTTCAGCAACCCGCACACCAACCTCATGTGTTCTCGTAACGCAGATACTCCCCGGTCTCCGCTAAGTGATTGGTGCATTTTTCCTGCCTTCTCGTGCTTCTTGGCTTCTGCTTTGAGCGCCGGGCGCAAACCGGGGGCAATGCGGTCGTAGATTATGTTATTGGTAAGCGTACCGAAGAAAGAGGGAAACTTGGTGTCTCCTTTCTTGGGCGGAAAGGGCAGGTCGTATAGCTTGCATAACCCTTGATAATAATATTGCGGGAAGGTCTTGACCCACGGACGGAGTTCTTTGGCAATAAAGGCTTCCAGTATTTCTGCGAGCGCGTCTGCTTTGCGCATATATTGGAAGCCGGTAGCTTCATCGACGAGGGCTATAACACCTACGGTTGCGATTGCACGTAAGATTATTTCTGCCTGTTGTGCCGTTGCCAACTGGTTGGCCGATTCGATTACACCTTTTTCTCTCGCCTTTAAGTAAAGGTCGCACACATTCGGGACTATACGAACATCAAACCCTTCATACACATTACCGTCAAGTCCAACATACTGGATTTTTTCCATGTACTCCCGCAGTATCTTATCCACGAATGGTTGCAAGTTTCTGGCATCCATAAACGCAGGTACACCCTCGATACGAGCGTTACCGCGCGGGTCACGACCTAGTGCACGAAAAACGGCACTATGAGTTATTACACGTTTTCCTGTGTCCAAGACAGCCACATCAAGCAAAGTGCCGCCGAGAGACAGCTTGCCTTCAAATAGGGCTTTGGGCAATAATGCCTTCGCTTTCTTGGCTTCTACCATTTTGCGGGATAACCGCGCTGCTTTTGTTTCATTTGCCATTTTAATTTCCCAAAAATTAAAGTTAAATACTAGGATTCCTAGCGATGCGTATAGTAAACATGGGAAAGGTAGTAAGTCAAGTAGCAACGGTAAACATAATTTTTCGTCAGGGCTGGTCTCACAAACAAGTACCTGAAAAATAATATGTTTTTTATCTCGTGTCGTTGTAAACAGGCTTACTTGTGTTGGGCGCGGTCAAACTTAAAAATCAATGACTTACAAAACAACAAGATTTTTTAATAGCAATGTTCAGTTTTTAGGAGGTGAAAAATGAACGAACTGAAGTGGATTGCCGAAGGACGCAAGCTCATCGGCACGGATGAAAACGTAAACACCAGTCGCGTCATCGAACTGTGGCGGGATTCGTTTACTGCAATCGGGCAGGCCGCACGAATGAAAGAACCAGTGTGGAATCAGGCAGCTACGCCGTGGTGTGGCTCGTTTGTTGCCGCCTGCCTCGCCCGTGCAGGCGTCGGCAAGCACATCCCGAAAGACTTCCCTATGGCTCGCTCGTGGGCGCGTGCAGGTGCGTCCCTCGCCAAGCCTGCCTACGGTTGCATCGTGGTCTTTACCCGCGCAGGCGGAGGTCATGTGGGCTTTGTCGTCGGCAAGGATGCAAACGGCAACCTGATGGTGCTGGGTGGCAACCAGTCCAACCGTGTCTGCGTCAAGCCGTTTCCCAAGTCGCGCGTGCTGGCATATCGCTGGTGCGGAGAAACATCAGCCCCCGCCGAAGGAAGGTACGACCTGCCGCTGCTGTCGTCGGACGGCAAGGTAAGCACGGATGAAGCGTAATCTTGTGTTGTGCCTACTACTCGCAGGCTGTACTCGTGTTACCGTCCCGTACCTCGCCCACGAGCCACCTGCCGACCTGACCCAGCCCTGCCCGGCGCTGCAACCGCTTGCAGGCATGACGGGTGCTGACATGACTCGCTGGATAATTGAGGCCGCTCATTTGTACGCCGATTGCAAGGCACGGCATGAAGCGCTGGTTGAAGCGACACGGGTGCAGGGCGAGACAACAAGGTATGAGTGGAAGTAGGGTATTGAGGTTTTATGTTATTCGGACAAGAGACAAGACCAGTCACAGATTTTCTGCCACGCATCCGCGCGCACGTTGAGGGTGCAGACGAAGAAATGCTGCAAGTGCTGGCGATGGATGCAATCATCCAATTTGTGCGCGACAGTCAGATTCTCTCGGAAATCGTCTGTGTAACGGTAGAGCCGTGCATCGACAGCTACAAGCTGCACACAAGGCTTCGCCCTTACGAGGTGTTGGCGCTGCGGATATTTCAGCACGGGCGGCAGATTTCCTTCCACGACTTCCCGGCGTGGGTGGAGCGGGATTTCAAAACGCTCTACATTGACCAACAGGTGTGCCAGCCTGGGATGCAGATTGAAGTGGAGCTGTCTGTTGTGCCGGAACGCGACAGCGACGAAGTGCCAGCGGTTATTTACGAAGACTGGGTTGAGCCGGTAGTTGCCTACGCCCTTGCACGGCTTTACCGGCAGGTGGAGAACCAGTGGTACAACAATCCGGCAGCGGAAGAACAGTTGCGGATTTACCAAGAGTTCGTCAGAAAGGCGAACGTCAACCGGGTGACGAAGAACAAGCCCTTGCAGATGCGCCTTGCAGCGCGGCGTGGTTTGTGACCCATAAAACACAANAATAATTTGTGGCTCATTTCGTATGCACAACCCTACGCCTCACGGGCGCTTGTTGCCTCCCGCACGGCTTTCGCCCACTTGATATGCGGCACGAAACGGGCAGGAATCTCGACGGCTTCTCCCGTGGTCGGGTTGCGGGCGAGACGACTCTCACGCCGTACCGCGCCAATCTTGCCGAAGTAGTGCAGCTCAACCGTGGTGCCTTCTGCAAGGCTTTCCTTGATGACTTCCAGCATCTCGGTTATCACCTGCTCGGTTACCTTTTTGGTAACGCCTGTACGCTCGGCGATGATGCCTGCAACGTCTGACTTGCGCAGGAAATGCTCCTGCTTTTGCTCGTTTTTCATGGATAACTCCTTAGTTTATGGACAGGTCTTCCCGCTCCGTTTCTTCCGGTATCGGGACGTTCACAACGACACACGCGATGGTGCCGTTGCCTCGCGCGACGGTTTCCCGCGCAAGTTCGATTTTCGCCTCTTTGGCGTTGTATTTCTTCCGCAGCATCCGCATGAAGTCGGAATACACATATCCGTTCTCCTTGCACCACAGGCGCAGGGCTTTTGCCGATATGACCGCACGTTGCTCCAGCCGCTCGTACCTGACGGTAATCTCGCGTCCGTTGGGCATCTTGCGCACATAATTGACGTCGTTGAGATAACCCTTAGTCGGCACGTCGGGCATCTCCGGCGGACGGTGAGTGGATTCGACCACAAGGCGGTTCGGCTCGTGTTCGGAGAGGAACTGCTCCAGCAAGGTACTTTGGTCCACGACGTGCAGACCGAGGTTGTAGTGGTTGGCTGCAATCAGGTCAGTCAGGTAAAGGTACAACCGGTCAAGGTCGTAATTCACCAGCCCAAGCTCCTTGGCGATGGTGATGCCAACCATCATGCGGGTCGCCATGTACGTCCAGAACCGGTACTGCGCTGTCATGCCCGTATCCTGCCGCACACGCTTCTCCATTTGGTACAGCCGCTCCTCCACTTCCTCCATGTGGGTTGTGAGGTAGCGGATAAACATCTCGCCTGCCATGCCGTAGTGCTTCGGCAGCTTGCGAATCAGCCGCTCGCTGGCTTCAAAATCTTCGCCCTGCATCAGGCTCGAGATGGGCGTTACCTTCACCTCCAGCACCCGGCTCATCTGCGCGCTGGCGTCCTTGCTGTGGTTGGCGAGGTTGGCAATCATGCTGTCGTTGGCACTCATAACTGGCAGGCATGACCAGTAAGTGGAGTTGAGCTGCAACATCTCGCCACCCTGTGCCATCTTGTCCTTGCCCCGCCCTTGCGTGATTTGGTAGCACAGTTCGGACGCCTCGCTGGGTATCAGATTGGTCATCTCGTCAAAGCCTGCGGCGATACTGTTCATGATGCCCAGCTTGGCAAGACGGGCTATATAGGTGTCGTCCTTGTTAATCATCAGTCCGGTGCGTTGCGACGGGTCGCCGAAGACGCTCACACCCAGCGAGAGTGCCGCCGACTTGCCTGCACCCATCTCGCCGGTCAGAAACATCAGCGCAGCGGATTCTGCCGCGCCCATGCTCATCAACGGCGAGGCGAAAGCGGCTGCAAGCGTCAGTTGCCCCCACTCAAGTCCCTTGCGGTTATAGACGTTTGCAATCTGCTTCCACACTTCCAGTTCACCACGAGGGACAGTCAAACGGCTCATGCGTGCCGCCTTTCCCTTCGGTGCAATCTCCACTACCTGCCCACTGGTCTTGTACAATCTGTTACCCAGCAGGAAGTGCGTGTGGTGTTCGTCCCAGCCCAACTGGTCGCTCACCGTGGTTTCCTCAAGCGTGGATTCAGTTTGTTTCAACAGGTCAATCAGCATGGCTGCCATCCATTTTCGTTCTTTCTCCTGTAGCAGGAAACCGACCGCGCCCAAGTGCGCCCCCAGCCCTGTCCCCATCAGCGTCTCGCCGGAAATCTCGATGTCATCCCATCCTCCCAACCGGTGCTTGCGGAAGATGTAGCTTAACTGCAACTCGCCCTTCGGGTTCATGCCGCGCACGCGCTGCACCGGATATACCGGGTACTCGTAAACCTGTTGCCAGTATTTGTCGCCGTTGCGGTCGGGGATAAAGATGAAGCAGCCTGTGGTATCCACCCGCGAGAATTTGGTCTGAATCGAGGGTATTTGCGGCGCCTCCGGCTCGCTCGCGGCTTCCGTGTCTTCCCCCATGTCGTCGGCAGGGGCAGCGGCTTCCGTCGTCTCTACGGGCTTCTCCTGCGTTTTTCCCTTCTCGTACTGCTCGCGCAACAAGGGTGCGTCCGGTATGGCGATGGGCGAGTTGATTCTGCCCGCAAACACACAGCCTGCACACGCCTCCGGGCGGTATTTGGCAAACGTCTCGCAGCGCATGGGCGGCATATCGTTGGCTTCCAGCCACGCAAACTTTTCGTCGATGCTGTATTCCGTGTGCCACTTGGGGCTGGTGCAAAGACGCTCCGCCATCTCGCGCCCGCCCTT